CAAGTATTTGGCAAACATAAATATCTTGGTTTATTTAATAGTGAAATTGAGGCAAAGAATGCCTATATCGCAGAAAAACAAAAATACATATCATGAGTTTTACAAAAGGAAAATTGAAAAAATTAGACAAAGATAAATTACCAGTTTATGAAATTGTTATTGATGATAATGACAACACAGGTATTTCACTTATTTCACTTGTTGAGGAGCCTGCCATTGTAATGAAAGGTATGTTGTTCTCTGAAGAGAAAACAATGATGTCTTTTAAGGAAGTTGATGGTGATAAACAAGAAATAGTAGGACCCGCTCTTATACCTAATATGAAAATATACAGAGAAGATGAGAAGTATGGCCAATACTATGTTGTTTTTACTAAAGAGACCATTGAAAAGATGGTTGAAAAATTCAACAAATATGGTTCTAATAGAAGAATAAACATTGACCACTCAAATGAAATGGTTGATGGCTTCATTATGGAGGACTGGATTGTTGAAGATCCTGTTTATGATAAAAGTAGAAAGTATGGCTTTGAGGTTCCTGTAGGAACTTATATGATAAAAGTCAAAATTGAAGATAAAGATTTCTGGATGAGTGAAGTTAAAGAAAATGGTAAGTTCGGTTTTAGTATTGAAGGTTTATTAGGCCAACAATTAGTTAGTTTATCTAAACAAGAAGAATTAAGTATTGATGACTTAACATTAGAAGATTTACTACAAATATTTTCTGAAATAAGTCAATATGAAAAAGGCGTGCCTCATTATACAGCTGATGGTAAATTATACACAGGACCTACACATAAAGACGCATCAGGTAGATTAATGACTGGTGCTACTCACACGGAAGATAGTGAATATTTATATCATAAAGATGAATTAAATAAAATTAAATTAGAATCATATACTGACTACCCTGATGGTGTTAAGAACAATGCTAAAAAGGTATTAGAATACACAGAGAAAAACGGATGGGGTTCTTGTGGCACACCTGTAGGTAAAGTCAGAGCCAACCAATTAGCAAAAGGTGAGCCTATTTCATTAGAGACAATTAAGCGTATGTATTCTTATCTTTCAAGACATGAAGTTGATTTAGAGACATCTACCTCATTTTCAGATGGTTGTGGTTACATGATGTATATGAGCTGGGGTGGTAAAGCCGCTTTAGGTTGGTCAAGAAATAAATTGAGAGAGTTAGGTGAATTGAAAGAAGATAAACAACAATTTAAGAACTGGCGTAATACAGCTAATTCATCTAATGTTGATAAGATGAAATACAATGATGAGACAAAAGAACTTGTGATAAAGTTTAATGATGGTTCTTACTATACTTATTTTGATATTGACTTCGGTCAGTTTATGAGTATTGTAGATGGTCAAGGTGTTTGTATTACAGAAGGTGAGAACGAATATGGTTCTTGGTTTGTAGGTAAAACACCATCAGTTGGTGCTGCCGTATGGGAGTGGCTAATTGACACAGGTGCCAGATATGAAAGAGGCGGAACTTTAAGATAATAAATCTCTTAACTTTTTGTCTCTAATTTCAATTAGCATTGAGTTAAGAACTATTTTATCTCTTTCATAATCATACATCATACCTGATGCTTTTTCAGCTTGTAAGAAATCACTTAAAATTGATTTAAGTTGTTTATCAGTGTAGTGTTCAACAGGAAAACCTAATCCTTTGATTTTGTTTTTGTAGAAAATGAATGCGTGTTTGTTAAATGATATTGTTTTCATATCACAAATATACAATAAAAAAACGAATAATAAAACTTTTCTAAAGAAATTTAGAAAAATTTACAACAAATATCTATTATAGATACAAAAAATAAAAATATTAGTATGAACAAAGCTAAATTAATTGAAAGGATTAAAGAGCAACTAAAGGCTGTCATCTCTAATGAAGTAAAATTCGCAGAGGTAAAAGCTGGAGACCTGTTAATCTCTTCACCTGATGAAGAACTTATTATAGGTTCTGAAGTTTATACAATTGACCAAGATGGAAATAATATTCCACTTACAGACGGAGATTATACACTTGATTCAGGTGTAAAAATTAAAGTTGTTGGAGGTAAAGTTGAGGCAATTGTAGCAGCAGAAGCTGAAGTAGAAGCTGAAGAAGAAGAAGTAGCAGATGCTGAAGTTGAGGTTGAGACCGAAGAAGTAGCAGATGAAGATGAACCTGAAGAAGCTCCTACAGCAGACGCTGACATGAAAAGCATCATGAAAAAAATGATGGCAAGATTAGAAAAATGTGAGAAAATGATTGAAGAAATGGGTAAAGAGAAAAAAGTCATGGAACAAAAACTCTCAGCTATATCTTCTCAACCATCCACTACGGCTATATCTGTAGAGCCGGCTGAATTTAAGTCAGTTGAAGATAAAAAATCTGGCGTTGGAGCAGTAGATATTATGTCTATTCGTGACAAAGCAAGAAAAAACAGATAATAAATAGGTAAATAAACCAAAAAAAATAAACTATAAAAAAATGGCAACATTAAATTTAGCAAACTTAACAAAATATACCAACGAATTATCTGGTATATTATTGAAAGAGGCAGTTTTAGTAGGAACTACATTTGACTATATCAGTATCCAAACTGGTATTAAATATGCTGATTCTATCAACATCTTAACTAACACTCTTACAGCAGCAGCTGGTGGCTGTGGATCAATTTCACCAACAGGTTCAACTACATTGAGCCAAAGAGACATCCAAGTATGTCCTATTAAAGTAGAAGAGTCAGTATGTGTAGATGAATTTGAGCAATACTGGATAGGTCAATTAGCAAGAGAAGGTTCTTACAATGAATTTGCTCCTGAAGCTTTCAACCAACTTTACTTATCAAATAAAGTAGAAAAAATTGGTCAATTAGTAGAAGACCTTTTCTGGAGAGGTTCTGTGAATTCAACTTACGGTGGTGGTAATTTAGCACTTTGTAATGGTATTCTTGAAATTCTTGAAAACACATCTGCTACAAACTCTGTAGTAACCGGTATTACTTACTCTGGAGCATTGACTACAGCTAATGCTATTGACGCAGTTGATTCAATGATTCAAGTAATTCCTAATGATGTATTAGAATCAAGTGACTTGACTTTATTCATGTCTCACGCTAACTTCAGAACATTGATGAGAGCATTAAGAGATGCTAACTACTTTGTAGCATACGATGGTCAGCAACACACTTTTGTTCTTGAAAACTATACTAACACAAATGTTAGAGTTGTAGCAACAAGAGGTCTATTAGGAAGAAATGAAATGGTTCTTACACCATCTTCTAACCTTTACTTCGGAACTGACTCGTTCGGTGAAGCAAGAAATGGTGATGGCTTCCAATTCTGGTATGACATCAGAGACAACATCACTTATTTTAGAGCGAAGTTGAAAGTTGGTGCTCAAGTAGCATTTCCTCAATATGTAGTTATTAAAAACTCTTAATTAGAAGGATAAAAAGAAATAAATTCATTAATGGGGCTTCGGCCCCGATGAATTAAAAAAAATAAAAACACACAAAATGGCATGTTTATTAACAAGTGGATATACTTTAGGTTGTAGAGATAATATTGGTGGTATTCAAGAGGTTTATATCGGAGAATACAACGCTGATTCTATGACTTTTCAATTAGGAGTTGATAGTATTATTGGAACATTTTCAGGTGCTACGGTTTCTTTCTATACTTTTGAGCAAGAAATTGAGACAGGTTCATACACCGAAAACGGCGTATTCAGCACAGAAAACGGAACAGGATTCTATGAGCAAACTTTGAGCATCACTCTTCACAAACTTGAGGCTTCTTTAAGAAATAAAATCTTAATTTTAGGTCAAGGAAAATGGAGAATTATCATCAAAGACCAAAGAGGAAAATACTGGCTTATGGGCTATCAAAACCCTGTAAGAGTTAGTGCTTCTACTCCAGGTTTAGGTAAGGCTTACGGTGACCTTAATGGTGCTGTAATTACCTTTATGGGTAAAGAACCAGCAATTGCTTACGAAGTAGCTTCAGCAGCAGCTTTAGGTGTAATAGCTTAAATCACTACAGAACTAAAAAAAGGCTTACATATTCTACTTTTTTTACCCCTCTAAATGAGGGGTTTTTTTGTTTTTATAGGTCAGCAAAAAATGATTCTTTTTCTAATTCACTCATAGGCTCAAGAATATATCTCTTGAAAAAGCCATCTTTACCATAATCTTTAATGAATTGTTTAGTTTTATGATTAACCAACATAGAAGCGAATACCTCATCGCTAAAGTATTTAGACATCTCAATAGCGTCATTAATGTATTGTTGTAAATATACTCTCTCGTATTTACCTTTTTTGTCTTTGTAAGTTTTCATATCTTTCTGTGTTTTGTTTTACAAATATACGGCAACTTTAAGTAAAAAACAAATTATTTAGAAAAAAAGTATAAAAAATATATTATAGTGAAAGAAAGAATATTATGAAATTAAAACTTAAAGATGGTTTAGAAGATATGA